ACTTAAAAGAGTCAGCCGTCCTTGCTGGCTATTCACACAAGAATGCCACTCGCGCTGGGGCATTCCTAGCCAATCACGAACCGAAAGTCCAGAAGAGGATTCAGGAGCTACAGAACAGAGGAGCAATAAAAGTGGGTCTAACATTATCTAAACATTTAACTAATCTAGAAAAACTGAGAGACTCTGCCCTCCAGAACAATGCCTTCGGAGCAGCAGTCACTGCCGAAGTTTCAAGAGGCAAGGCAGCAGGACTGTACATAGATCGCAAAGAAGTACTGGTCAATAAAGTGTCGACTATGTCTAAGGATGCCATTATCAGACGCCTTCAGCAACTTCATGAAGAGTCAGGAGGCAATCTCCCAGTAATTGATGGGCAGTCTACTGAGATAATGGTCGGTGATCGAGTGTTGATCGACGAGCTATCATGAAGCCAGTCTTCGAGAGCATTGTTCAGGAACATTGTTCAGCAACACTGTTCAGCAAGTACTCTTCGGCAACAGTCAATGGTCTCTCGAACACTGTAACTTCCCTATTGATACATGAACCTCAGCCTGTTGACTCCTGAGGAATGATGACCCCCCTTGCACATGAATCTTTTATAGTAAAAGTGTACGTTGGTTCACAGTCCTTAGTCTCCAAAAATTTTGCAAAGAAAATTTATAAAGGTAGAAGTAAATGAGTGAGTTGGAAAATATCCCTGAACAATTGTTAGTCGAACATCTTGAACTAAGAGAACGTCTCGTAGAACTAGAGAAAGTGACAACGATACAAACAAACTTTCTTCCTTTTGTAAAAAATATGTGGACTGATTTCATTGAGGGTGAGCATCATCGGATCATGGCGAAAGCATTCGATAGAATAGCCTCTGGCGAACTGAAACGATTGATCATCAATATGCCACCACGCCACACTAAATCAGAATTTGCCTCTTTTCTGTTCCCAGCATACTTAGTGGGGAAGAACCCTGGACTCAAGATTATCCAAGCAACTCACACCGCTGACTTGGCTGTTCGGTTTGGTCGAAAAATAAGAGATCTGGTAGACAGCAGACCCTATCAAGAAATATTCCCAAATGTAGAATTAAATCCTGAAAGTAAAGCAGCAGGCAGATGGGAAACGCGAACAAAAGATGGAAAAATGAATGGTGAGTACTTTGCATCAGGTGTGGGTGGGGCATTAGCAGGTCGTGGCGCAGACTTATTCATCATCGATGACCCGCATTCTGAGCAAGATGCTATGAGCAAAACTGCATTAGACGATGCGTACGAATGGTACATGACTGGACCGAGACAGAGACTCCAGCCAGGAGGCGCAATCGTAATGGTCATGACGAGATGGTCAAAACGTGATTTGACTGGGCGTGTGGTCAAGAAAATGATGGAAAATAAAGAAGCTGATCAGTGGGAAATCATTGAGCTGCCTGCTATTCTACCTTCTGGGAAAAGTCTGTGGCCAAATTACTGGGCATTGCCTGAGCTGGAAAAAATAAAAGCATCAATCAGTCCTTCTAAATGGGCTGCAGAGTATATGCAGAACCCAACTGGTGAAGGTGCGACGATTATAACCAGAGACTGGTTAAAAATTTGGAAAGCAAAGTCTGCACCAGAGGTTGACTACATCATACAAAGTTATGACACAGCTTTTCTAAAGTCAGAACGCGCAGATTTCACTGCTATCACAACATGGGGAGTCTTTTATCCTGAAGGAAGCATAGAAGGAGAAGTGTACAGTGGTGAAGAAGCTCACATAGTGCTGTTAAATGCAGTGAAAGAACGGTTTTCTTTCCCAGAGCTGAAAGAATGTGCTCTTAGAGAGTATAACCATTGGGAACCAGACACTGTGGTTATTGAAGGAAAAGCGTCAGGAATGCCATTAACTCAAGAGTTGCGTGCACTTGGCATACCTGTACAGAACTATGTTCCAAGCAAAGGAGGAGACAAAATTGCGCGGGTTAACGCATGCACTCCCCTTTTTAGTGGGGGATATGTTTGGTTTCCTGAAATGAATTGGGCTGAAGAAGTTGTTGATGAATTATGTGATTTTCCAAACGGTGAATACGATGATTTAGTTGACTCCACTACCCAAGCTCTTATGAGATTTAGGCAAGGAGGTTTCCTAAGTTTAGCATCTGATTATCAAGACGAGCCTATCTATCGAAGAAAACGAGTTTACTATTAGGAGAAATCATACTATGATGTTGGACATTGGAGAATAAATAAATGGCAATCGAAAAACAATCTTTATCGTTAGTTTCTAGTCCTGAAGAAGAGCTGTTGTCAGTAGAAATTCCTGATAATTCTCCTATTGTTCCTGATGGAATCGAAATTGAAGGCATGCCTCAAGAAAGTATGTTAGAAATTGTACCAGATGAGGGAGAGTCTTTTTCTGAAAACTTAGCCGACATCATAGATGAAAGAGATCTTAGAAACATAGGACTAGATTTAATTGGAGAATTTGAAGAAGATGAGTCTTCTCGTGAAGAGTGGCTCGATTCTTTTTCTAAAGGTCTTGAGTTGTTAGGAATTAAAACAGTAGAAAGATCACAACCTTTTGCTGGGGCAAGTGGTGTACACCACCCTTTATTGTCAGAATCTGTAGCACAGTTTCAAGCGCAAGCATACAAAGAACTATTACCTGCTGATGGACCGATAAAAACTCAACTTGTCGGTGTACAAACTGAAGAAAAAATACAACAAGCAGAACGTGTTCAAGAGTTTATGAACTATCAGCTCACTTATAATATGGAAGAGTATGACCCAGAGCTAGATCAAATGTTATTTTACCTTCCTCTTTCAGGGTCAGCATTTAAAAAAGTTTATTACGACCCAGCAAAAGAAAGAGCAGTGAGCAGTTTTGTTATGGCAGAAGATTTTGTTGTTTCTTATGCAACACAAGATCTAATGAGTTGCGAAAGAGCAACACATCAAATAACTATGACAGAAAACCAAGTGCGCAAGCTACAATTAGCTGGACTGTATAGAGACACAGATATTGGAACGCCAACATCTATGTATGAAGACGACACAGCAGGAGTAAAGTCAAAAATAGATGAGTTAAGTGGTATTGCAAGACCTATTAACTCAGATTCGTACACTATCTTAGAAATGCATGTTAATTTAGACTTAGAAGGATTTGAAGACATCCAAGATGGAGAAGAAACAGGTATTGCGCTCCCTTACATAGTCACTATAATAAAAGAAAATGCTAAAGTTCTTTCTATACGAAGAAACTATTCTCCTGAAGATCCTCTTA